TTATTTTTACCCCCAGTATATGTTGCCATTTTTACAGTAGCATTTCTTCCTGAATTATTTCTTGAAAGGTTTCTTAAATGTTTTTTTCTTTTTCTTTTTATTGGATCTGGCATATTATCTTGGGTTAAATTCCGCTAAATCAAAACCATCTAAACTATCCTCATTTGATTCAAAGTTTATAGAAGGTAGGTTTCGTTTTCTTTGCTCAATCATTTGTGATTGCTGAGTAGCTTGAAGTTTAGTCCTAAAATCTTTAGCATTTTCTTTTTTATCATCTCGGTTGTTTAATTGCGATTGTTCAACTCCTTTTAATTGCATTTGGAAATTAAATTCTGTTTCCATTAAATTAGCCTTTAAAGAAGCTTCAGCTTTTAATTTCTCAATTTCAAAAGAAATATCTGCTTGACGATACTGCATTTTAGATTCCGTCTCCATCTGTATTCGTTGCGCTTCAGCTTGAGAGGCAGATTGTTGTGCTTGAAGCTGCATCTGAGCAGCCAATTGTTGCTCTTGAGTTTTCTGAGCTCGCTCCGCTTCTTCTTTTTTTCTACGTTTTAATTTAAGAAGTTGATTAGCCATTTTAATGTTTTTGATCTCTCTTACATCAATAGCGTCCTCTAAACTAATATCCTGTTGAGATAAAGCCATTTGTATATTATTCTCTAACATAGCTTTTTCTTCTTCATCAGGAGCAAGTTCTATAAAAATACCAAAGCTATGTAGGTATAAGTGTTTTATATCAGTAAGAAGTTTTATGTTGTATTTCCCAATCTGCATAGCAAATTCATCAGCAAATTCAGCATACTCTAATATATCAGCAGTTCTAATTGAAAGAGCTTCAGCTAAGGTTTTAGTAATATATAGACTTCCTTGAAGAATGTGTCGTGTAGCGGTATTGGAATTTAGAGCTGCTAATTTTTGAACACCCACTAAAGAGTGAGGGTCTGGCATAGATCCATCACGCGCTTCATTTAATCCCGTAACCTGCCTAACCATAGATAAATAATGATTAAAATTAGTTACAAGCATTTGCATTTTATTAGCACCACTTGATGCTGTAAGTTGCTGAATAGGTACTCGAGCATTATTAAACTCTCCATCTTGAGTATAGCTTCTCCCTATAACACTACCAGTTTGAAAATAAAGACGTAACGCATCTTCTGGATTATACGCATTACCAGTACCTAGGTCTACCTCATTTAATCCATCAGCGTCAATAAAAACACCATCTGGAACAACTCTGGATAAAACTTGCTGTATTTTTAGATGCGTCATTTGAATTAAATCTGCAAACGGAATCATTCTTCTTACTAATGATTCGATATTTCCTTTATACATTCTTGGGGCGCATGCAACATAGTTAGGTAAAGCGTATTGGCTTGCGGCCTGTGGTCTTACCATATTTTTAGCCATCTCCCATTTTAACACAATATTTGTACCCATAACCATTACGCCATCATACCACACATCTATCTTTCTTTCAACTTTTTCAAAATTTCCTTCTTCCATCATTTCTGGAGGAGGATTAAACTGATCGTCTTTTTCTACTACCTTAAAATTACCATCGGGAGTTGATTTCTTTTTATATACAAAACTGTGAGTAGTTTTATAATTAAAATACATTAATGTACAGGTGTCGCGTGAAAACATGCTGTTTTCATAAAACTGTGCAACATTAAAATAATCATACCATGCTTGACTGTATTTAGATATTTCCTCCATATCTTCATTAGTAATGTCGGGGTCTATTTTAACCAACTCTGAAAGTGAAACTGTTTTAATTTCTCCCCAATAAAAGCAATCTTTAAAATATGGATCTTCTGTATAGCTATATACTACATTAGCAGGATCTACATAATCAAGTACCACCCCTTGACCTAGCTGAAATTGGTGACGCGTGATACCTATACCAATAGTGGTTATATCATAGTCAACTCTTCTTCTAATGTCATTATAATGATTTTGAGCAAACAAAGTATTAATAGCTTCTTCTTCAGCCATTTCTATAGCTGGTTTATATTTCATGTTCATATATAAAGATAATTCCTCGTCTGTCTCAGGAACGTCATCTTCATTCATTGTAAAAACCTCTACACCAAAATCTGCTTGTATTTGTTTGAATAACGGAGCAGCTACCATATTGTCTTTTACGTTTTGTTCAAACGCGCCTCTTTTTTCAGCCGACAAAGCGTCTTCTGCATATACTTTTACTTCAAACAATCTATCGGACATTCCATTTACTACAATGTCAACAAATTTTGGAATTATAGCAATAGGTGTCCAATCAAGATTTAAATAACTTAAATCTCCATCAATAGCCAATTCATTTTTATATTTTGCAATAGACTGTTCTCCCCTTGCGTATAATCGTAGTCGGTTGAATTGCTGCCATTGACTATAAAACCTGCATTGGTTACTGTCTCTTCTAAACCACTCGTATTGAATAGCCTGTCCTACCTGTAATCCATACTCAAATGTATCTTTAGTTGCGTCTGATACAAATTGATTTGGAAAAGAAGTGGATTGTAAATTTATTTTAACGTCTTTCATTTATTAAGTAATTGACTTACTGAACTTTTGTTATTATATCTTGCAAAGTTAACGCTTATTTTTGATTGTTTTTGAATAGGTGTGTATAAATGTTTTTGGTTAGCCATTATAGCTAGGCCCGAACTAATAGAGGCATCAAATTTAGTTCTATTGCTAATATCAAATTTTGCCCAATCCTCTAAAGTCCTACCAAAATACATTTCTCCCATATCATCTTTTGTTCTGTACTCGCCTGTCAAATCTAATCCAATATGTTTTTCTATATAAGATTCAATAGCAGAAGCGTGAGATTGCTTCACATCTTCCGAAGTATTCGGAATCCCTCCTAACTCTCTTTCTGTTTTTGAAAGCTTGTTGTATTTCTTATCGGGTCTATTCGTACAAAATCCCCTATATCCTCTATTTTTAAAATGATAGAGTAAGCGAGGTTTATTGTTTTCGCATAAAATAGGCATACCATAAAATACACAAGCCATCAGTACTTCTTCAAAAAATATTTCTGCAGTTTGAGGTCGCGCTATATATTCTAAAAAAAAATGATTAGAAGGCGCTTCATCCATATTAAATTTTGTCAAACCATGTAAAGAGCCGTTTGAACCCTTACCTACCACTACACCAGAAATATCGTAAGAATCACATCCGAAAGAACCTAAATGTTCGTTTCCTGGATACATAGAATAACTCTTTTGAATAACTCTATTTTGTAATTCTTTTCTTGGTGTCCAAGATACAAAAAATCTCCCATTTTTATTTGGACTCCAAATAACCTTAGAATCCTTAATTCCGTCCTGCCATCTAAAAGATCCTTGAGTAATAAAATGATCCTTAATTATAGAATCATTATAATCAATTTGCTGATAAATTTTAGTTAAATTAAATAAAGATTGTTTAGATTCGTCTCTAAATGCGTGAGATTCTGTTCGTGGAAATTGTCTATAAAACTCATTTAAAGCGTCAGGGTCTTGGGCTAAAGAATCCACTTCATTTGTCCAATATTCCACTGCTCCTATTGATATATATTCTTCATCTATCCCTTTAATGGGTTTTAAAGAAGAATTAAAAACAGGCATTCCGTATCTGTCAATATATCCTTCAAAATTCCACTCCATTGGAATAAATAAATTATATAATCCACTTTTTGTTTGACCATTCTGATTTCTTTTTGAACAATCAGAGTCTTCAAATAATTTTTTAAAATTTCCCCCTCCTTTATCTAATGCATTAGAAGTTGATCCCATCATGCATTTCCCGATAATTCTGCTACCTAATCTTAAACAAGTTTTTGTAACCCTCCAATTATTTAATATATTCTCAGGTCTTTCCCATTTACCGCTTTCGTCATGTATTAATAATTGTAATTTCTCCCCGTCATAACTATTATCGGATGTATTCTTCCAATCAATTGTAGTGTCTAATCCTTCTAATTCTTCCTCTCCTAAGTCATACATATTTTTCTTAGTAATTTTAGAGGCAGGTACTCTGTACGCTAATTCTGTTTTAGGCTTATCCATTCCGTCTTGTATAGGTTTAAAAAAGAAGGGATAGTTATTAGAAATAGGAACAACCTTGTCGGTAAACATTTTTTTTGCATCAGATCCTGTTTTAGATAAAATACCTATACGAGAATCTTTAGATATGGTAGCTTTATTAACTCCTTCAGCCGAACTCATAAATGAAAATCCTGAACGTCTAATTTTTAAATAACACATTCCAAAACTCCTATTATCAACCTTACATGCTTCCCAGTAAATAAAAAATATCCTATTAGCTTCCCTAAAATCTGGATGCCCTACGTCAATTTTAGTCCATTGTAGATACATATAATGAGTTCCTGTAATATAAGTAGGAATATTATTATTTAAAAACCAATGTCCCTGCTCTCTTTTGTTAAATTCATTTTCTATATAATCTACCCATTTAGATTTGAATAGCGACGGCGTTTCGTGCCATTGAAATATGGTTTGGATTCTACTAAGCTCTTTAGGTAGAGATAGGGGTTTCCAGTATTGATTTTCTTTTTTTAAAGGAGATTTTAGGTTAGGTTCTAAGGGAAGAGCTATACTAAGACCACTTATATTTAAAATATCCCCTATTGTTCCGTCTTGTGATATTACTACAATATCATATTTTTTATTATATCCTGGCTTCCATGTGTGAGAACGATTTTTAGTAGCTCTTACAGATTTAGAAACTAAGTGGTTAACTTTTTTATATAGTTTATTTAGATCGTGATTCAGCAAATCCTTTAGGTGTGTTAGTGGTTTTAATATCTACTCCGTCTAATATATTCTCTTCTTCCTGTATTCTTTTTAATATTTCAAAAGCATCAAAGATTGCTAGTTTCTTTGTAGCTGCAGCATTTTTTAATCTATCAGCTGCCAACTCGTCATCTTTATCGTATTTAATAATATCTTCTTTAGCGACTTTTATTAATTGTATTACAGCTAATTCACCTGCTTGTATTATTTGTTGTTTAATTTTTTTTATATCCATTTTAAAAAGAAATAGTAATATTATCAGTAAACATCCTGTAGAGCCTTTCCCCTTCTACTTTAAATTCATATTCTGAATCGGGTTGATAACTTATTTCGTCTCCTTCTTTTAATCCTAAAGCTATTAGTTGTTTATTTATATACCTTATTGTTCCTATCAAAGGTTCATCCCCGCTTGCTTGACTTATAAATTTTTTCTTTACCTTTGAAGGTTTGATAAAGCAATACTTGTCATATCCCGTCCATTTATCATTTCTTTTGTATAAAAAAAACTGATCAGGATCTACAAAAAACAAATCTTCTTTAAAATAACTTTTTCCACTTTTTCTACGACCTTTCATGTCATTATAAAATTTAAAAACATTATGGTGTACTAAAAGAATATCTCCTTCTTTAATTTCTCCTAAATAATTTAAAGGTAAAGATACGACTGTAGCATATCTATTTGAAACAGTATGATCTTCTTCTGAAGTACTGGTGATAAAATTTACATCACCAATCTTTTTTAAGTTATCATATCGTCTATTGTTTAAGGGGGTAACAATAAATGAGTATGGCGATTTCATAATTTAAAAACTATAATCAATACAGTATTTTTTAAAATCTGAAGATTTAACTTTATTTAATTTAGCTCTTAATCGACTTACCTCTTTAGTAAAAAGGTTTGCGTCTTTAGGATCTTCAGCTAATTTTGATGCAGTAACATTCATCTCAGCCATTTTAAGCCATTGTAGATTTGCTTTTATATTGTGTGGTTCCATAATTAAAAATTAATATTATATTCTAATGAAACAGGCATAGTTTTTTTAAATTCTTTCCACAACAAAACTTCTTCTTGTTTTATAATCCAAATTTTAAATGCGTCTGAATCTTGCTGTATTAAGTGAATATAATAGCTACCGCCTAAAACTTCTTGACCTACTATATAATGCATTGCTCCAGACTTATAGTCAGCTCCTACTGAGAGTTTTCTTATGTCCATTTAATTAAAAAGTTGAATCTAGTTTTAAAGTTTGATAAGTAATATTAGCATATAAAACCCCATTACCTACTGTTGGACTTGCTGCAGCCCCTAATACCAATCCTGTGTTTGCCATTAAGCTAACGTAAAAAGCAGGTTCTTGTTTGTATGTAGTGTCTGTTGGAGAATTTAAAACTGTCTGGGTAACGCCATTAGTATAAGTATGACCTCCTTGAACTAAAGTAGCAGCAGCTCCAAAATCATATGCAACAGATCCCGCTTGCATAAAAAATATAATGTTTTGTATATCTAAAATATATCCAGCTCCAGGTGATGCTATTAATACAACATCGGTTGTTCCTAGTGAAGTTAATGCACTAGAGGAAACAACAACACTAATATTAGTGGTTCCTAATCCAAATAACGTTTGAAGAGATTCTAATGTACATGTTTTAGTAGCTAAATTACTTTCAGCGTCAGTTAAAACAAAATAATCAGTTAAAACTGGTGTAATTGCGGGATATGCGGCTTGATTGCTTATTTTAGACATTATACTTTTTTAAGTTGTTCGTTATTTTTTTCTACCTTTTCTTTTTCGTCTTCAGTTGCTTTATTTTGAGCTTCAACTTCTTCTTTGCTCTTTACAGTTCCAGTATTTAAATCTATTACAGAGTCTTGGCCAAATTCTTCAATTAAAGATTTTTCCATTTCTATAAACTGCAGTCGTAGATCATCTACTTTTTTAACTATTAAAGACTGTTGGTAAACTAAGTCTCCTAAATGTAATTTATTATTAGAAAATTCAGCCTTTATTGTTTGTACGTTTTTTAATTGTTCTTCACTTAATTTCATTTTATTTTATTTTATTTTATTAATATAAACAAAGATAAGAATTTTTTTAAGATATTCTTGTTATATTTATTCTAGTTCCTTCAACAATAGTTGCTAACCCGTTTCCTGTAGAAGATCTTCCGTCTATCCAAAACTCTAATCTTACATATGTGTTTGCAACAACAGTATGAAAAACGGTTGCTGAGGTCTGGCCTCTGTACATTGTTCCATAACTTGTGCTTCCCCCTCCAATAATAACCCCTCTATTATATGTTAATCCAAGCGTACCTTGTATAACACTCAGTGCTGCTGTATCTGTTCCTGCGTATATTGCTGAGCCACCAACAACTCTATTAGCTGTTGTTCCAGTTTGTTGGGTTGTTATATTATATGATATTTCATATGTACCAGCTGCTATAATTAAAATTGAAGTTCCTGATGCTGATAATGTAAACCCATTAGAAGTTACAGATGTTTCTGGTGTATTTACAACTGTATGTGTCATGACAGTTCCTCCTGTAGCGATAGTTTCAACCGAACTTGGAGCCCAACTTCCCATGGTTGTCGTAACGCCACCACTATCAACATATGCTGTTGTGGCTATTAAAGTTGAATCATCATTAGCGCTTTGTGTTACTCCTGTTGTGGCTGTATTTATTGTTCCTCTTAAATCGCCATAAAATGTTGTAGCTGTTACTTCCGAGCTTGTTAAATTAGATCCATCAAATGTTAAATCTGTATCTCCTTCTATTGTAGTAGAGTTTGTCCAAATAGCAACCTGATTGTTAACAGGAGTTCCTGTGTTAGATACATTACCACCAAGACCCAATACCTCCGAAATCTCATATGCTCTTGTTTCTCCCGAACCACTTGCATCTTCTCCTATCATTATGTAGTCAGTCGCATCTAGTGTGCCTGAACCACCAGGACAGTCCGCAATTAATCCTGTACTACCATAATCTACTGCTACGGTTCCTGTACCTGTTATTGTTCCCCCTGTTAATCCTGAACCAGTTGCAACGGAAGTAACTGTACCTGTAGTAGAAGTTTTACTATTAAATGTAGACCAGTCGGTAGAAGATAAATATCCATTCGTACTTGAACTTGCAACGGCCATAGATATTGCGGGAGCAGTACCTCCTGAAGAAACTACAGGTGATGTTCCTGTAACCCCTGTTACTGTACCTGTAGATGAGGAAGTACCCGCTCCAATTAATGTGCGAACTTCTGCGGCAGTTATCCCTGTGTTTAATGTTGGACTTGCTCCGTCAGATAAAATAGCTGGTACTCCTGTATCAGAAGTTTGAGTATTTGTAACGGTTATAGTTCCACTACTTGTAATTGGAGATCCTGATACACTAATTCCACTTCCTGCACTTACCGCTACTGAAGTAACGCCCTGAGCATCACTACCACTAGATGCTGAAGTAATTCTACCTTGTGCATCCACTGTAATCGAAGAATGAGTATAACTCCCTGCGCTTACTGCTGTATTTGCTAAACTTAGAGTCCCTGATGTTGTAATTGCACCACCAGTTAATCCTGTGCCACTACCCACTGAAGTTACTGTACCTGTGTTTGTTGTTTTGCTATTAAACGTTGACCAATCTGTTCCTGATAAAGCACCTGTTACACCTGCGCTTGCCGTAGCAATAGATATTGCAGGAGTTGTTCCGCCTGAAGATGCTATAGGGGATGTGCCTGACACGCTTGTTACGCCTGATGATGAACTTGTTCCTGCCCCTATTAATGTTCTAATCTCAGTTCCTGTTACTCCAGAAGCTAATGTAGGTGTACCACCACCACTAAATATACCTGGTTCTGCAAAAGATGTAAAACCACTTGGATTAGTATTACTATAAGGAGTAAATCCTAAAGCTGTAGTAACGTTGGCCG